TCGCCCATAGTTTCAATGAGAACAAATGCTCCCATGTTATAGTTCGCACCGTGGTTTACACGCTTAGCAAGATTACGTAATACTTTATTAATCGTACCGTGTTCAAAGAAGTTACCATCTTCATCATAATAGTCTAAGTCACGGTAAATCTTATCATAGGGTACACCAAAGAATGCGGATGCGTTAAGGGCGTGAAAGTCTTTTCCACATTCAACTGCATGTATGAGTCCTTCGTCTCCAGATAAATATGCTACGTCGCGTGCTTCTGCTTGTGCATAATCAAGTTCTCCAAATAAGAAATCCCCATCATCTGCTTCGAAGATATGTTTAATCCCTACTTCGAAATTCTTAACTGCTGCATCATCACCGCGTGGAATAGTTTGCAATTGAAGGCCAACATTCTTACGATTCGAATCTGTTGTTCCGAAAGAGAATTGATGTTTCTTACATGCAAGTCGTCCAGTGTCAGTGCCGTGCGGATTAGCTGCGAAGAAACATCGGCCTTCGTATATTGCATCAGGAGTAAGATATGTTGTTATCTCCTTTCGTACCGCACGATAATCCAAGATTGATTTAATAATCCTTGCAGCAATTGCTGACTTAAACCGAATCTTTGCCAGTGTCTTTTCATCCGCGGATTTAATATCACGGAAGCCAAGGATATTAAATAACTTCACACACTGCTTTGGAGAAGATGGATTAAATTCTTTAACTGTCATCTTCTGAATGGATGCAAGCAATGGAAGCATTGCAGCTTCACGCTCTTCCCTGGCTTTATTAAAGTTTTCGATATTGACTTTAATTCCTTGTACTTCATTAAGGAAGCATGGAAAGTTCATCGGGAATTCCATGTGGAAGTTATTAACTGCCCACTCTGGCATTTCTCTGATTAGGGCAAGGAAGGCATTAGCAGTTCCCCAGGTATCCATCGCATTGTATTTAACACGTTCTGCACGATCAGGAGAATGGCCCTTGTATTTCCAGTTAAACGCCTTTCTGCAAATGAATGTAGTTACGAATCCCAAGTCCTTTGGCAATTCAGATAACCATGAATGCATAAGTGTGATTGTGTCGAAGCGCCAATTGGTAACTGGTGCATTCCACTTATGCATAAATGATAAATCGTACTTAAAGTTTTGGCCAATCTTTGGCTGCGGCATGGCATTGATTCGCCGCATGTGATTAACCTTGGCCATGGAATCCATGTCAACTACATACGATCTGGTAACGAATAACTTTCTTTCTGCGTCCCACCAAATACCAGTGTATCCATAATCGCCAATGATAAGTTTGCTTGGATGAAGCGGTGTTTCAATGTCGATTACAATAAACTCAGATGTGGATAAATCTGATTCTACTTGCCCAATCAGATCAGCGGTAACTTCGATATAATTAAATTCCGTTTCTGGCATCCAAAGTTGCGGATGTGTTATCTTTGTAAAATATCTCCGCATAACATATGGGCCATAGTTCACCGTGATTGCTTGCTTAAGTGGAGACATGATAACTATTGGCATACCATACTCTTCAAAGTATGAACCTGCCGACGTATCAACTGACGCTTTTGGATTGTCTGGTAACAGGAGTTTTAGTACACGAACATCAGACGTGACAATCCCATCACATCCTTTTTCTCTTGCTTTGTTTACAAGATTACGGATTGTGACAGGATCAGCAGAAGAGGCAACTATTGGGGCCGGGCAGATTTGCTTAACTGTAGCCAGATAGTTGGTTTCGATAATATCGAATTGAAGATATACCCGCATGGTTAATCCTTATCCTGCTTTGGAGGAATTATGATTACAGGATTAGAGGCATCAATCTTTTCAAGAGAGATTTTGATAACTTCCTCTTGATGGAATTTTTCATAAAGGTATTTCGCTGCCTCGCCTATGTCATCCATGAGAGTGTTAATGTTTCCAACGTCCATGATAATACTCCTTACTCTATGAAGTAATCTTATTGGAAAGGACTAAGGAAACTCCCTAATCCTTTCTATAAACTTACTACCAAGATTTACTTAAATTGCTGCACTGGTTTCCGCATTGGATCCTTCATCGCCGCCAGCAACTTTAACAGCAACGATATTGCTGTTGATTTGCGTCGGATCTTTCTTGCTGACTGCGGCGCGAGCGGTAATTTCCACTTGCATGTTCGCTGCGGCTTCATTCAGTTCACCAATCTTGCTAACACCGGCGGCCTTGGCCAGAGCAACAGAGATCAGTTTCATTTCGCCTTGTGCAAATGCTTGCGGAGTTCCGTCTTCTTTGAAGAGATTGAAGATGAACTTGAACTCGCTGCCTTCTTCAACCGGCGCAGCTGCATCGGCTTCTTCGCTTTCCAACAGTGCATCGTAAGTGAAGACGAAAGTTACCATCGGATAACCATGCTTGTTAGCTGCGAACTCAGTGCTACGGAAAGTCAGCAGGTGAGTGCCAGTAGTCAGGCGCGGAAACTCGGGCTTGTCTGCCAGATTTTCAATGTCCATTTCCAGCAGAGTTGACAGCATTTCTTCGTTCAGTTCTTGCTTAGCCATGATAGTTCTTTCTATATAAAAGTGGGTACTACAGAGATTGGATTTGATAGATCAAAGTTTACTGCGGTGTTACGATGCTGCTTGGGTATTGCTATTCAGGTTGTTTACAACTAATTGCGCATAACCTGCAATGTCGCTCCAGTTGTCAACATGATTTGCGTCGCCGGACAATGCACGAGAAATCTTACCCGAAATGTTATTAAGCGCTTGCCGTTGCACTGCTGACAAAGTATTCCAATTCGGAGAACCTTGCATAATTGCTTGGATGGAATCGGCAATGTCTGCATTATCTTCGAACTTGCCGTGAGTAGTTCCGCGTTCAAAGAGAAGTTTATCAACAGTGCCGACAATGGAACTTGCGATTGCAATGCCAGGGATAGCAGGTGCAACATCGGCTGCCAAGTTCAATGCGTCGGATACATCATCGATAACATTAGCCACAGTAAGTTTGCCTTCGGTAACATCACTAGCAACTTGCTTGCCAAGATCAATTACCTTATCAATCGGAGACAGAGTTGTAACAGTTTGTGCTGCCGGGGTAGAGGCATCAACTGATTTTTCAATAGTTGCAACTACAGGTGCTGCCACTGTGGTTACGGTAGTTGCACTCTTAAGAAGTGCTTCTGCGCGTTCGAGTAGACTTGCCATTTTCTATCCTTGTTTCTTAAAGTTCATAAGAGATTTAAGACTTGCGGGTGTTGCAGTTGGTGCAGTTGGTGCAGTTGGTACCGTAATTGCTGGGGTTGCTTTAGCAGAGTTAAGCACTGCCTCAGTTCCTGATTTAATCTCTTCCTTGTGTACTGCCCCGAGAGTTGAGTAATCAACATCTTGAAACAGTTTGAGAAGAGATGGTTCAGAGTCTTTACTAAGATCAATCGAATACCGTGAGCCAGCACTGATCTTAGCATTGGTTGTGGACAAGGAAATGAATTGCCGCTTGTTGCCGACCATTTTAATATAAACAATATGGTCGAAATACTTAGCAGTATTACGGGAGAAATTAGTTGTTCCTGCAATAGGAACTAGCTTCTTACTACCATCTTCCATTTCCACCTCAATTGGGTGACTTGTGCAACCAAGGTGACAAGTAAGGCCTGTCTGAAAGATCGACAAGATTTTACTCATCAGAGATCCTTGATTACCATAATCATCCCATTCAGCCTTGGACATATCATCTTTGCCAAAGCGAATGCTTGCCATTGCAGATGCTTGCAGTTGATTAAGTCCGTCGATAATAAGGCAATCGGTTGGCCCCAAGTCAGGAAGGCAAATAACTTGGCGAGGCGCATCTGCCTTAATACACTCAGGACAATTCGCAACTCCGTGAGCTTCGCAAATGGAGATCGGTTTCTTAGTTCGTACGGTATCAACCAGTTTTAACATCGTGCGAATCCCAACAGGATTAACCGCATTATCTGGAATAGAATATACCGTTACATTTTTGCGGAGTTCTTTTGGAAAGTTTGCCTGTAGCAGCGTTTTAACTCCAGATTCCAAGTCAATCCAATGCAGGTGAAACTTTGCAGCAAGTTGCCCGAGTGCAAATGTTTTCCCCATGTTAGGATCAGAGAAAATAAGAATCCTCTCCAGCGGTGCATTACTCATGTCATCTAAGTTCATGATATCAACTCTTTCTGCGCTTCAATGAGTTCGTCGAATGTGAATTCAAACATTGCTGATACAGGACGTTCAGGTGCAGGTTGGTCTAGTTTAGTTCGATCAACTATCCTGTCAATGTCAAGTTCGCAAAGCCCAAAGAATTCACACACTGTACCAAAACCTACGCACCCACCGCCGTCACGTTTGAATGATTCTTGCGATCGCTCGAAGGAAAGAATCATCGAATCCATAATAAGTTCTTTCAAGAATCGTGCCCGTTGGCGATAGGACTTCGGAAACGGCATTGGGATAAATTCTTGATTTCCTGTTTGATATACTATGTAAAGTACAGTATAAGAAGTCCGGTCAAGAGATAGATGCTTAGCAATCGCATCAAGAACCACGGCGTATCCAAGGGCTTGGTTGGAGTTTTTATACGACTCTTCTTTAACATACTTCATTCCTGTCGTCTTAAGTTCCAACACAACAAGTTGATTTGTGTCTTTGTCAATAAGCACTGCATCAACATATCCGATATAATAATAATCATTAGGAAGAAGGATTTTAAATCCAAGTTCACACGCTGCCATTGGCTTGCCAGTTGTAGGATCAGGGATATATGCTAGTTCATACTTATCTTGATAAGCATATGCCCAAACATCTCTGAAGATGTCAATCCCACGAAGTGCGTTAAAGAATGTCTTTGCTCCCTTAGGATCTTCATAATCAATATCCCAAGTCCATTCTTCAAACATTCTCCAGATAACTTGTTGACGATTCCATCCTTTCATAACTGCTTGGATGCCTTCGCCAAAAGTCTTACCAAAGATAGTATGAATTGTATCTACCTTAGGTACATCAGATAACTTACGAAGTACCCACTTCATCGGGCAAGATGAATGAGTCTGCATCCCAGAGTATGACATCCCATTAAGTTTAGGATGACGGTATATACTTATCGGTTTAGTTTCCATCATCACCTCTGTTTAAGTTATCAAGATAAAGTGACCATGATTGTATCACTGAATCATATTTGTTTGCAGTATTAATAGAGTAAGGGCAGAGAACTTTGATAATGCATTCCGGCCCGTATCCATTTCTAGTATTAGTGCATGATAAAAACCCGCCTCCGTATGCTGTCCCTTTCTTACGAAACATCCCATCGTAAACGCCTGATAAGATTGTAGGATCGTAAGAAGTAAACGCATATGATCCATACTCGGAGACGTACTTAGTAAATGTCACAATGTCAAGTGAACCATTGAGCACACACATAGCAGCTCGAATGATAAAGCATTGTCTCGGATTGGGTAGTGGATACTTAGTTTCCATAATTAAAAGTCCTATTTGATAGGGCACTTAATTATGAAGAGGTGTAAAGAGCAAAGGAAGTTAATCACTATTGTCTGCCATCGATGAATGATTAACTTCCTCTTGATTTGGTGACCTATTTCATATCTCCTCCTTTTGTTTATACCACGCACCAAAAGCATCTGCTGGCATAGCGATGAACAATTCTTGCATCAAGTTCTGAGTTCTTATGAAATCGAAAGATGCAAGCCCATTAATAAGTGCGATCATTTGATAACGTTCCCCAGTGTATTCGATCGCACGAATGCCTTGAGAAGTAATCAGGAAGATTCGCTCATGCCGTTGGTAATCACTAATAGGCGGCATGATAAGTTCACTAAGCCTTTGCGACTTACGATCGAGATAATTACAGAAACATTCGAATGTTCGCGTGTCAGTGATTCTGAATCCTTCGTGATAAATCCGCGAGAGTTCTAATGAATCAACATCCACAGATTCTAGTTGGCCTTGGGTATTAAGAACCATCATCCAAGGCTTTGAGGAATGGCCGGTCAACCAGAAATGAATATCAGCCCGAAGTTTCCGGAATAACTTAGATATCGTCGAGTGAGACATTAGATAGTTTCTTTCTGCCAGAGGCTTTCTTTGCAACTTCTTTAGCGATAACAACATTCTGAACGGAGGCAAGGCCGGAAACTATTTGGCCGATTTCATCATCAGTAAGAATAGCAACCAGATCATGACGAGCAACTACTACACGATGGATATCGTTAAGAAGATGAACAATGCCAGGATGGTTTTGCTCTTGCATTGTCATGATCATTCCAATCTTATTTCGCAGATCATCATGATTGAGAGAAGCCATTGCTTCATCATCTTGCGGATTGATAACTTCCTTTGCTTTCTCAGAAACCTCTGATGCCTTTGCCATGATCGAAGCGAAGATGTTATCATCTGTTCCAATTGCTTTTGGCATTACGACTGGCTTCGGAGCAGGTTGTAAGTTGGCAAGGGTCTTTATCGTCGCTGGTTGCGCTGGTGTCGTAGCCGGTGTTTCTTGCTCAGCAGCCTTCTTAGCAGCTAACAGGGCATTGATATTAAATCCATTAGCCATGAGTTTCCTCCAGTAAGGAAGTGTAATTCGAATTAAATTGTTTCAGGACAATGGTAAGAGTTATCATTTCCACGGAGCCTGAAACTTCGTTTACTGTATACAGAAGTTTAGCTCGCGTAGGATTTAATAACTTATATCCAGCATCCATATCTTTTGTTTTCGACACCATACGTTTGATGGTTTTCAGTTGGAATTTACTGATAGTGAGTTTTACTTTCGCCCCACTTTTCAGAATATCCCAAACCTTAGCATACGTTATAGCATCCGGCTGTTTAATTTTATTATCAGGTATCATCATTTATTACCTCGAATGCAACGATTGATGTTAAGATAGTTGGCCTAACTTCAACTAGTTGATATTCGTAAGTTACTTTATCCTTCGATGGATTAGTTATCCTAAGTTCTCGCGGGAATTCCATCAACTCTAACTCAGCTTTATGGCGATGATGATATACTCTAAGAGTTGAGTTTATCTTCTTTGCCATATCAACATCTGCATGAGTCAGCTTTAATTTACTTCCGCACGCAAGTTCCATATATAATTCGGATAATTGCATATCATTCTTTGCAGAGATAAATTGAAATTTTCTCAGGCGCAAAAATAGTGGAGTTAAGATTTATCGTCCTAACTCCACCTTAATAACTAACTTATTGACTGAGAATTAGATCAGATCAAGAGCCTTGGTATCATCTGCGCCAAGGAAATCTTCGATCTTGCCGTCAAGGAACTGGTAAACAGTTACCAAAGTATCATCTTCTGCGATGCCTTCGGAAGCGAACCACGCAGCCAGATAGGTACGCAGTTTTTCCAGCAGCGGCTTGTTATGCTTAGCCGGTTGCAGACGCTTAACAAACAGGCCAGCAGCGGTTTCGACTTTGGATTTTTCCAGACCTTGGGCCAAGAAGAACTTAGCATAAGATTCGGAGAAGGATTTCCAAGCTTCTTCACTGATACCGCGACCGGCACGTTCCTTAGCAGGCAGCGCGGCGATAACTTCGAATGCAACTTGATCCAGCGGGAAAGAAGAATAGGTAACTTCCTTACCATCAGCCAGCAGATCAGAAGTGATTTCTTTCGCACGGTTAACAACTGCATCTTGGATCAGGTCAACGATGTATTGTTGCGCTTTAGTAAGCGTGCCGTCTTCGTTCTTTTCTGCCATGATACGCACAACTTCCGGCAGCAGCGGAACCGGCAGGAACAGTTGGATAGGATCACGCGC